CTACACACATTTTCTTCTATATTCTATGATTTTGTTGTCGGTGCTAACGATTTTTTCAATGTCAGCAAACGACTTTTCAGGTGTAACATGTGTATACAAGTCCATTGTCATTTTCAGTGTTGCATGACCCAAATATGATTGAACGACTTTCGGCTCTATCCCTGACTCAAAACATCTTGTCGCAAACGTATGTCTAAACGTGTGACCGCTAAAAAATGGAAATTCATCGTCACTGCTCTTTGTATCATTTATCCGTCTTACAACTGAACGTATAGAGTCGCTATATATAACCGAATTAATTGGTGTATTGAACCTTGTAACAAACAAATATTCGTTCTGTTCTTTAGGTCTGCGTGTTGAAACTATCTTTTTAAGCTCAAATTGTTTAGTTAGATATTCTTTGCACACACTGTTAATTGGTACGTGTCTGTAACTCTGCTTGGTTTTTGGCGGCTCGACATGAAATGTCTTGCCTTTATCTTCAAGGTATTTCTGATACACAAGTGTCTTATTAACATCAATATACCCCTCGTCCATATGTATATCTGCAATCGTGAGTGCAAACAGTTCTCCTGGGCGCAAGCCTGTATTAACCGCCACATTATACATGTTGTCGTAAAACGTGCCCTTGCACGCTTCAAAAAACTCGTTCTGCTGCTCTACTGTCAATGCAAAAGCATTAACTTCCTTGTCTGCTCTCAACTTTACACCTTTCGCCGGATTCTTAATCATCAGGTCATCTTCCATAGCTCTACTGAACATGTCATTTAAAATAACCTTGATTTTGCTCTGTCTCTCATACTTATAGTTATCGTCAGAAGCTTTGTCGATAAGTAACTGCACATCTGACTTGCGAATAGATGTTATTTCATGGTTTCCTAAGTATGGTGAAATGTTCTTCCTATATATATGCGTGTACTCCCTAATGGTATTGGGGCGCACTCTCTTTTTCTTGTATACATTCATCCACCTGTCAAACCACGCATCGAGGGTAATGCTGTCTCTAACACTTGCGAATTGTTGATTGTCGGTCACTGCTTTACTGAGTTCTTTCCGCAGTTCTGACAACTTGCTGTTGTAAATTGTCTTGCTCTTGCCGAACCTATCTTTATATCTGCCCTGATAAAGTCCGTCCTTGCGCTGGGTTATTCCGACTCCCAGCTCTTTTCCTCTCAAATCCTTTCCCATACTGATTTATGGCTCCTTTCAAAATCAAAAGCCATTATATGATAATTTCTATATTACTACATAATGGCTTATAATTCAATATATCTATATACTATCTGTCTTTTCGAGATATTTCTCAAATTCCTTGCGCTTGACTAATCGCTTACCTCTCCCGACAAAAAGTACAAAAGGGCACGAGGGATTATTAAGCATATCATTGATTCTGTTAATTCCGATATTGCTGTATTCAGCGGCCTCATCAATCGTCAGCGTTACCTTTTCCCATATTGGCACTTTGTTAATCATTGCCTGACTCCTTTCTATCTTTTCTTTAATGTCTGCCACTCTCCGGGAAGTGGTTGTTTTTGAGATTAATAGTCTCTGTGATACCTCTTCAAGGCTTTTATCAGCAACTAGCAACTTAAAAACTTCCGCTTCTTCGTCTGTGAAATTGGCATTTTTTAAAATTTCTTCAAGTTCCGGTCTAGTCAGCTTCGAAAACTTCATAGACCTGTCTCCTATTCTTCGGTTTTGCTTGCACTGTGTATACAAGTATTTGAGTATCGGCATGAACTGTTGCACGGCTTGTTGTCCTCGTATACACATTGTCTTTCGATTGGTTCTATATCACTTATAGTTCTGCTATTCATCTTATCGTCACTTCCTTTTTATATTGTTCTGCCATATATTGTCCGTAACTCATGCCCTTGCTCTTAGCAATCTCGCAGATTTCCGCAAGTTTGTTTTTCTTGACAGGCTTTCTTTTGAGTCTTTTCTTTTCTCTGATTTTTCTTAATTCTGTAGCTCTCTGCTGTCTGTGTGCTTCACAACACGTATTTTGGTTAGCTGCGGTCGGTGTAAATATCTTGCTACAGACTACACATTTAATTGGCTTGTAGTGCTTCATTGCTATCTCCTTGCTTAATATTCAGATTTTTAAACATAGCACACATAACATCTACCACAATTGAGTTGCCGAATTGCTTATACAACTGCGTATTGCTGTTTACTACTGCCATTTTGTCAATATCTTCATCAGATACACCCATTAGCCGTCCACACTCTCTCGGTGTCAGCTTTCTAATACGATATTGCGTGGCAATATGGCTATTCGCATATCCGTGTGTTCCGGCTACAAGATTAGCCGATATGCCATTATCAGAAATAACTGTACCGCATTGGGAACCGTTGCTTGATATTTGACCGACTTTTTGGATATTATTTTCAAGCAATAAATTATCTTTCTGCACACTCGTTAAGCAATTACTTGTACCTTGCATATTCACCTCTAATCTCTGCTCTGTTAGACTTCCCGCAGTTCTATCTGACGGATTATTGGGATTTCTGCCACGCATAGCAACTATGCACATATTGTCTTTATGACTGCCTATGCCTTTATAATATCGTGATGTCACTGTGCTTGCAGTAGGTGTATTAATGTCGCATATTTCCGCATTATCTAAGCTGTCTAAGTGTCCGTTAGGCATTTTATCTAATTTGCATGGAATTTGCTCTTCAAGAATTTTCGGCTCTTGATTGCCACCTTGCATTGTACTCAATGTTGGACTGCACCCCCCACATCATAAATTCTGTTGGTACTCTCAAATTTTGCTTCAAGAGAGCCTATTACATTTACATCTGCCATTACTTCAATCACTCCGCTACTTGTTTTATTGGCTCTTAGGGTAGGGCAAATCCCCCCTAAGTACCTTTTCGCCACCGAATTTTTTGCTTTCAAAAAGCGTTATTCCGATAGCATCTGTTAGTTTTTCCATTCAATCACTCCATTACTTCCATAATTATCAAGGCCTTTATAATCTCTTGCCCTAAGAGTTACGGCTACATCAATCTGTTTTTCTGCCGTCTCTCCCATATCCTTTAACAACCAAGTTTCCATCTGACCGCAAGTTTGATATTCCACAGTCATATCTTGCCTTGATACAGTTCGCAACTTCTCTCTGTTGTGGCTTATTGATTGTTCCGTCAACGCAAGTCTGTCTGTCTGTCTGTCTGTCTGTCTGTCTGTCTGTCTGTCAAGATTGTGTTGTGGTAATGTGCCGTTGTCAATAAGCTGTTTTATCAGCTTGTCAGCCTTTTCATTGTTAATGTAATACTTTTCATCTACATTATCCTCGAGATAGTCTTTTAACTTCTTTTTGAGTGGTATGGGCTGTGGGAAATGGTAATTGTACTCGCCCAGGAATGAAAACATAAAACATCTTTCACGATTTTGCGCTACACCATAATTTTTAGCGTTCAAGTCTTGATAGTAATTTGTGTAACCTAAGCTTTCAAGGAAATCTAGCCACTTCCTAAAGTCGGGCATATTATCCTGACTATGTACTTGTGGCACGTTCTCCATGAATAAAATCTGTGGCAATTCTCCGTTGCTATCTCTGATTTCTGTTAGTATTCTCTCAACTTCCCACAACAGACCGCTTCTTGTACCGCTGCCCTTAGACATTCCGGCTTGTTTTCCGGCAACTGATAAATCCGTACAAGGGAATGAGTAAGTAAGTAAGTAAGTGAATGCATTTGTGTCGCAGATATTCAAATCTTCTGCATGAACCTTAGTTATATCCATTGTAGGAAAATCTGTGCCATGCACTGCGTTATAGCTTGCTATGGCATACTTATCAAACTCCACAACTCTGTAATGCTCAAATTTAGCGCCTATTCTCTTTAGTGCCATTGCCTGACTGCCGTAGCCGGCAAATAATTCTATCAAGCGGATAGGCTTTGTTATGCTAATTGGTTCTCTTGTGAAGTCAAATATGCTCATTTGATTATCACAAGAGTAATTGTCAAAATTCATTTTCTCTTACCAAAAGGAAACCTCGGTTTTATGTCGCGACAACCTATTCCTTTCTGATAAATTAATTAATGTTTAATATTTTCACTACACCACTGCTCTTGTATCTCATCATCGGTCTGGCGGATGTCGTACCACGCAAGCACTACCTCCGCCAGACCGATTATGCCGAATACTATGAGGGTGGTGTATACTACTGTTGTTATGTTGGTCATTCTGTATCACTCCAATCTAAGTCTATTTTCTGACCGCAATTATCACAATATTTCTGTTTGTTAAGTAAGCCCTTACCATTGCAACAAGGGCATAAAGCAAATTCTTTATCTTCTGTAAAATCCGGTTTCTTCGATACCTGCTTTTCAAGTGCCTGTATTGCTATTCTCATTGCTTCTGCAAGCTCATCTTTAGTTGTATTTAGCGGTATCCCTTGGGGATTACTAAAGGATGTTGCAAAACCAATAGTATTACAGATTTTAATTGCTTCACTCTCTGTCATGCTATATCCTCCTCATATCTATCCTCGTGAATTTCCCTATCCTCTTCGTGGGAATAAGCTCTTTTACAATGTGCGCAAAAAGCTAAAAGCTCTTTTATGTTTGTACTTTTTTCGTATTTGCAACCGCTACATGGGCTTGGCTCTTTATTATTCTTTTCTGTCATACTTTCCCTCGATTCCCGCAGTTTTGCTGTAAAGTCCTAACTTTTTCATTTTTTTAAGAAAAAGCTTCATTTCATATCCTGTAAGGCCAACACAAGTGTTTCCAATCTTCTTTTCGTCCATCAAGTCTCTGTCATACGACTGTAAAATATGACGGTCTGAAGCTTTATGCCAAATATCAACGCGCTGCCAATAATTGTACTTTGTATTGTAGCGTTCATATTGAGCACCATGCTTATCTTCACAGATTTTGTTGAATCCAATCTCTTTTAATTTTTCGTCTACGTTTTTAAATATTCTCATGTTCTCTCCTATTCTGCTTCTGATTGAAGCCAATCTAACATACATTTTTTACATGCATCTTTATCATTCGGATGGACGCACGTACCATAGTTTCCTCTTTTCCAATTAACCATATGTGGACAAAGATTGGACTCTGCCAACTCTTCATCCGACATATTCCTTATCCTGTCGGCATTGGTCGTTGTGAATTTAAATGAAGTAATCTCCATTGTCACATCCGCAACAAGTCCGTCTCCATAACCATCTAGCTTTACAGCTTCAACACTTCCAGCAAAAATGCCATTTAGAGATAAATTCAACATTCTCGGTTTTCCTGTAGCACCATATCTATTTTCCTTTGTATCAAGAATTTTTATCAAATCACTAACCGTTACGATTTTCACTTTTCTCACTCCTCTCTATCACTTTCCACAAGTTCAAAGCACTCATCACGCCATTTCAATACATTATCAATATTGAATGAACTGTAACCTACATGGTAATAATCTTCGCCGACTTTTTTGTACTTGATTTCGTAATATGGCTTGTTACCTATCATTCGCACGATTATTTCTAAGCTATTTACCTTAACCATATTTGCATTCTCTTTTCTACTATCGCACCTGCAACAAGGCTCATTATCTCTTGAATTGCTGTCGTGCTGACAGTTGCAAGTGTGAACATCATCAATTCCGCCTCTTAATTCAGCTAACTTGTTGTAAAAATGTCTGACATATTCATCTGTAAATTCGCCATATATCTTTTTAAATTTATTAAATTCATATATAGCATTGTCTTCTGCTAGTTCTCTTATATCTTCTTTACTCATTTTCTACACCTCTAAATTCTTCAAAATAGAATTTCACATCGTCCGACAAATGCTTTACGATTCCAGACCGCTCCGCCACTTGATAAGGTATGCTGTCACGCATAAGCCTTTTATGTATTTCTGAAAGATACTTTCTAAATCCCTCGACATCTAAAGTGGCTTTATAATGGTTGCAGCTCCTACAAGCTGGCATGTAATTTGAAATGTCGTCTGCTCCACCTATCCTAAGCGGTGTTGCATGGTCTACCTGCATATCTTTGTAAGCTATTTCTGTACCACAGTAAGCACAATGTCCGTTATACATGAGATATACAGATTGTCTCACTTTTTTAGGTATTGCTTTTCTTTTGCTCATTACTACCTCTCAATTCTTTCAGTTTTGCTTCGGCTTTTTCTTTTGTGGAAAAATACTTGCAGTTTTCCTTGTCAATGTTCTTAACCTCACATATTGCAAGCTCCCTTATAGGTCTTTTCATAACCATTGCATACTT